CATCCGGCAGGTTTTCATTTTGCCGCGGACGTAGAAATAGAAGGAACTGGATTAGCTAGTTTTACAGCCCCAGATGTTCAATTAGATTCAGATGCTGGAGTAGTATCTTTTGAGCAATCAGCTGCAATTGTCACTTCTATTCCTTTTACTCAATTTACTACTCTCAATACCGACTCAGATGGAATCGTATATAGAGCTAACCCTAATGAAATTGTTGAGAAATATGAAGATTTTACTCTTGTTGCTCTGGATAGTATCTATGATAATATTGCTCAAATATTTACTCCAAACTCATTTAAGTTTGATGATAGTAATGTTTCTGCAGATTCTGCTGCACCAGACTTCTCATTAACATTCGAGACTATGGACCAAGAAATGTATGATAGCTATGGAAAAGCCTTTTAAACTTATATAAATAAAACTAAATTAGAGAGAAATTATGTCAAAATCAACTATTAGTGTAGGCTCAGCGGCTAATGACGGTACAGGAGATACCCTCAGAGCAGCTGGTACTAAAATAAATAATAATTTTACAGAGTTATATGATCACTTAGGTTCAAGTGGTACGTTATCTGCATTTGTGTCTTTTGTAGATAGTGGGTTAGACTTTATTGATAGCTCTTTTAATAATAGTTTAAAAACAGTTAATTTAACAGCTAATAGAGATATTGATCTTCCTGATGCAGATGGTATAGTAGTTTTAAATACTAATACTGCTACTCTAACAAATAAGACTTTGACAGCGCCAGTTATATCAACTATTTCAAACACAGGGACGTTAACTCTTCCTACTTCAACTGATACTTTAGTTGGTAGAAGTACAACTGATACATTAGCAAATAAGACATTAAACTTACCTACTCTTACTAATCCTACTCTAAACGGTGATATTTATAGCACCACGTTTGCGGTAGAGTTATTAACATTTACTCAAGCAGGCGCTTCCGCTGTAAATAATTTTGATATTTCTAATGCTAATACTGGTAATAAACCAATTTTAACCGGTGATGGAAATGATGCAAATATATCTCTTAATATAACAGGAAAGGGATCAGGTGCGGTATTAATAAATAAACCAGCACTAGATACTAATGTGCAAGCAGCATCAGGTAATGCTAGTACAACCAAATCTTTTATCATAGCTAATTCTGGATCTGCACTTGCTATAGACTTGACAAATGGATTAATAGACGGAGAAATTAAAGTTTTTGTTAATAAAGGAGCTGGTATAGCAACAATCACTCCTACTACTTTTGCAAACGGTACTTCTGTTGCTCTAGATCAACATGACACAGCAACATTTATATATCATGATGATAATAATACTTGGTATTTGATTAGTCACTACGGCGCAACAGTATCTTAATAGGAATAAAAGATGGCAGCAACAATTACAAATGATTTTAAAAGAGTAATTCTTAGAAAGATATTTGATGATATATCTAATGATGTAAATAGTTATTATATAGGTATTGGAAAAGGAAGCACGTGGAATAGTGCAGATGAATTTCCTACTCCTACTGGTACAATTAAAGAAGTAAGAGATGCGAAAGCTGCTATGCAGTCAATTAAATCTGCTGCTAATGTTTCTTTTGCTATTACAAGACGAAATTGGTCGTCTGGATCTTTTTATGATTCATGGGATGATAATTTAGTTGGCGAAGGTTCTAATCCATTTTATGTTATTACAGAAGAAAATAACGTTTATATTTGTTTAAGAGAGAGCCGAGCGGTTGATGGGACTAGAAACCAGTCTACAGTTAAGCCTACAGGATCTGATCCTCTGAAACCTATTACAACATCCGATGGATATAAATGGAAATATTTGTATACTATATTACCTGCTGATGCAACTAACTTTTTGTCGGCTAACTTTATGCCAGTAAGAAAGTCTAGTGGAGCTGAGTCAGGTTTAGGAGCTCAACAAGATGCGGTACAAGCAGCTTCAGTAAGAGGTCAGGTTTTAGGTGTAAAATTATATGATGGAGGAGCTGGATATTCTAGTGTACCTACAGTCTCTATAGAAGGCGATGGAACAGGAGCTACTGCTACTGCTTTTGTAACTAGCGGTGCTGTTACTCATATCTTTATTGATTCTGATACAGATAGTGGACTAGCTTCTGGAAGAAATTATAATTTTGCTGGAGTAAATATTTCTGGAGGATCTCCTTCTAGAGCAGCTAGCGCCAGAGCTGTTATAGGAGATATATTTGGAGAAGGCGTAGGAGCAGATCCTAGAAATGATCTTAAATCAACTTCTCTTATGTTCCAAACTAAACCAGATGGAGATGAAGGTGGAGCTTTCTTTGTAGATGGACAAGATTTTAGACAAGTTACTCTTATAAAAGATCCTATTGACTCTAATGGTATAGAAATTACAGGAACAGCTATAAACTCAAGTAAATTTATTACAGCTGATAACGGTACTGAAGCTGGAGGTTTTGCTTTAGATGCTGTTTTAACTGGACAGACGTCTGGATCTAAAGCTATATTTATAGGTAACTCAACAACAAAAATATTTATTAATCAAAACGATTCAACAGGATTTGGATTATTTCAAGCAGAAGATATCACAGGTACAGCAGATGGTGGTGGATCTAATACAGCTACTCTAGTAGATGGAGGTACTATTCGATACGAAAATAACTACACTCCAGGAGACTCAGATAAGGGTCAGATAATGTATATAGATAATAGAGCTGCTGTAATTAGAGATGCGGCGCAAGCTGAAGATCTTAAAGTTATTATACAGATATAGGATAAAAAATGCCTAATAATTTTACTAACTCTACATTTTTAACTACATATTATGATGACTATGATTCTAATGATCATTATCATCAAATATTGTTTAATGATGGAAAAGCTCTTCAAGCTAGAGAATTAACTCAATCACAAACTTTAGTCTACAAAGATATGGAAAAGTTTGCGAACAATATCTTTAAGGAAGGCTCAGTAGTTGAGCCCGGTGGTCTCTCAATTAACTCTAGCTATGAGTTTGTAAAATTAAATGTAGACCCAGCCTCTGGAGGCGGAGCTACTCCTACTTCTAGTTATGTAGGAGCTACTATTACTGGAGGTACTTCTGGAATTGAAGCTAATATTTTAGAAGTAGTAGCAGCTGACAGTCCTGATCCAGCAACAATTTATATTAAATTTAGAGATATGGCTGGAGGTTCTGAGCAAAGATTTATTGCAGGCGAAACATTATCAATAGTCGGTCTAGATGATTTAGTAGTACAATCTACTAATACTGAAGCAAATCCTGCAGTTGGTCCAGGAACAAGAGCTAGTATTGATAAAGGTGTTTATTATGTAAAAGGTCACTTTGTAAGTGTAGAACCTCAATCTATTATAGTAACAAAATATACTAATAGAGCTTATGATTATATTGTGTTAAAGATAACCGAAGATGTAATTACAGTTAGTGATGATACAGGTCTTTATGATAACGCTCAAGGTTCTCCTAACTTAACTGCACCTGGTGCAGACAGATATAGAATTAGACTTATTCTTGATAAGTTTTCTAATGTAGAAGCTACTGATAATCATATTAAGATTGCTCAAATATCTGATGGTGAGTTAATAAACGAGTCTACTGAGGATCCTACATATAATTTTCCTAATGAATTAATAGCTAAAAGAATATTTGAAAATTCTGGAGACTATATTGTTAAGCCTTTTGTGCTTCAATACGAAGAAGACTCGGCTGCAAGTACATCAAAGATAGATGCAATAGTAAGTCCAGGAACAGCTATAGTACAGGGTTATAGAGTTAGTAATGAAACTGACAATTTATTTAACATCGATAGAGCCCAAGATACTGAAGAAATAACAGGTGAACAAATAGCTTCATCTTATGGAAACTATGTGAAAGTAGCAAATACTGCTTTTCAAGGTGTGCCTAACATTAACACTCTTCAATATCTTTCTTTATATGATGCTGTTGATAAAGCTGGTTCTCCTGGAGGTATAGGTAAAGCTAGACTTAGATCTGTTTCGGAAAATGGAGCTGAAGGGTATAAGTTTCATTTATTTGATATTAGAATGGATGCTGGTAAAAACTT